TGTTGTTTTTGTGAGGGGAGAGAGTCAGTGAGAGTGTATGGAGGGGTATTGGTCGGCAGGGTAAGATGGGTATATGAGTCAGGGGGGGGGGAGGCGCGGGCGGCGCGGGGGGCGGAGTATTCCCCAGGATGCGGTCGAGCCATGGGCCAATCACCGGCCCGTACAGGAGCTCTGAGCTGGTACGCTTCGACGGGTCGAAATCTTCCGGGTTCGGCAGCGGTGAAACCGGCTGACCATTGCCCCAGTTGGAGCTCTCGCGCAGGGCGGTGCCGATAGCAAGAATTGATGTCGCCGCCGCACCGGCCAAGTTGGGCATCCTGCCAAGTTCGGCGTTCGTCTTACCCAACTCGCTAGTAAGCCCCGATACCGACGCCAAAGCGCCGCCGGTCTTCCACGCCACGAAAGCAGTACCGGCTACCTTGATGGTGTTCTCAAACCCGCCGAGCAGATTCGTCGCATCACGGATCAGGTCGATCAGATCCCGCGCCGCCGACACGCCATCTTGGAAGAACTTCTTGATCTCACCCTGATTAGCGCTGACCCACGCGTTGATGTCGTCGATGCGCTCCCGCACCGTCTTCAACACCTCAACAAGATCGTTAGCGTCCTCGGTGGGTTTCCCGAAGATCGCGCCGAGGAAATTCGCCCCCAGCCGCGCGACAGCGGTCTGCATGTTCGACATCGCCCCGGCAACAGTGTCTCCGGAGGCTTTCGCGAACCCTGCAGCGTTCTTCTCAACAGCCTTCATCAGGTCTTCGAGACCGACCTTGCCGTCGGAGATCATCTTCGCCAACTCGGCCCCGGTAACACCCAACTGTTCCTGCAGCCACGGCAGGATGGGGATGTTGCGGAGCTCGTTGCCGATCTCCTCCATGGAGACCTTGCCTTTGTTGGCGACCTTCAGGAACGCCTCGCCGATCTCATCGATGCCCGCACCAGCGAACCCTGCGGCATCCGACACCACGGTCATGAACCGTTGTAGATCACCGGTATTCGACGCCAAAGCCCTAGTGGCGATGGAGAACGCCTGATCCATCGCGAACGGGGTGTCCAGGATGGACTTGTTGACAGTGTCCATCACCTGCTGAACATCGAACCCTGCCCGTCCGGTGGCCTGCATCGTGCGGTTCAAGTTCTGCAGACGGTTCGTCGCCGCATCGATGGCCTGATACCGCTCGAACCCCTTGAACAGAGTCAGTCCGGCGGCGCCGATCAACCCAGCCGCTGCGGTGGTGAACGCCAACCCCAACGCCCGCCCAGCGACAGCGCCAGCCTTACCCGCCACCCCCTGATATCCGGACAGCATGGAGGTGAACCCACCCACACCAGGGATAGAACGGGTCAACTCCCCACCGAACGACGACCCGAAACCCCTACCAGCCCTAGTGCCGTGACTGACGAACTGAGAAGCGATATCCCTACCCAGTTGGTCGGTAGCAGATGTGCCGCCCCGCATACCAGACTGCATGTTGGACTGGAACGACTGCCCAGCCCTCTGCCCAGCATCGGAGAACTGCCGCTCAATGTTCCTCGCGGCCACCGCAGCGGAGCGTTCATCGAGGCGAGAAATGACATCAACATAGATCGGCATTTCTCCTCCTCACTTAGAGCTCGAATGCGCCGAAGATTTCGGCCTCAATGTCCATCTGCAGTTCAGCGTTCTCGCGGGCCTCGCGTTCCCGCATCTCCTCAACCCTCGGGTCGAAGTGGAGATTCGGCTTGTAGACGCCTTTTTCGCCGCCATTCACCGCGTGATAGCTGGCCCGCAGCCAGGCCACTTCGTTGTGGGTGTCGGCGATCATCCCTTCAATGCGGGAGTAGCCGCCCGACCGGACGGCGCGCTTGAAAGCCCCGTCGTCATCAAGGAATTCGATGTAATCCAGCAGTTCCGAACTTGATAGGACGAGTTCGCCGTCCTTCTCGGTGCCGCGCCACCAATCCGCCAAGCGGCGACCATGGTAGCGGTCTAAATCACGGCGTATCTGCCTCGGGAACTGGCGCACTATCCACAGTGCTTCCAGCACTTTTCGAGTCGCGCTTCTGCCGATCCGCCACCCCGAGGCCCTGCATGGACCAGATCTTCCACACATCGCCGGCTGACTTGCCGCCCTTGCGGAGCTTCGCGTACTGGTCGTCGCCGAGGACGGCCTTCACGACACGCACCGTATGCGGGGGCTTTACCAGTTTTCCCGCCTTGCGGTACGGGGTCAGCAGAGGGCCGGGGAGGCGTTCGCCATCGATGATGACGTTGCCGTCCTTGTCCTTCTGTGGGGGGATGACCAGATCAGGCCCCCGGTCGTAGGACTCGGTTTCGAACAGCAACTCCTCGTAGGCTTCCTGCCGGTCGTCGTCGAGAAGGTTGAGGTTCGGGTTCGGTGGGATCTCGATCGTCTCCCCACTATCCAATTCGAGGATGGTGGGCGAGAACACCGACTCGTATTCAGCGGCCTGCTCGCGGGCACGCGCCGACGCATCAGACGGGGAGGAATCGATCTTGGATTCGGGCATTTTGGGCTTCCTTTCGGGCTGTCGGGCTGAAATTGGAGGGGGGTCCGCTGGGTAGGCGCCAGCCCAGGGCAAAACGCCCAAAACGCCTACCCAGCGGGGGTCTTTAGCTACCTTCGGAGTCCATTGCGTCCCAGCCGGGTCCGCCGAGCCACACATAGAAGTAGCCGGGAACCAGGGCGTCCGCGCCGCCCGGGTCGGGCCGCATGAAGTACTCGTTCGGCAGCACCTTGTAGGTGAGGTCCGCGGTGTCCGGGTCGGTCTTGGACCGCTGCTTCGACGCCTGCGAGTCCAGCTTGCACGCCGGGTAACCCTCGAACCGGTAGATGAACCCGCCCGAAGTGCGGCGCGCATACAGCAGGCCGATCTGATATTCGGCGGTGGCCTCCAAATCGACCGTGGGGCCGGAGAAGTAGTCCGGCTCACCCGGCAACGGCACCAAAGGTGTTCCCGCGCTGTCGCACAATGGGAGTTCATCTTCGAGGCGGTGGATCAGCGGGTCCGCCGTCTCCGCCGCCACAAACCGAACCGTGTACGCCTTCTCCGTGGTCTCCGAGTCGACCGGGAACTTCGACTGCAACACCATCATGTCGTCGGAAGTGGTGTCGGGTTCACGCTCAGCGCCACCATCATCGGTCTGGGCGCCGACACGGAACCACCCGTCGTTAGCGGCGGCCACATACTCGAACTTGCCGCTGACCCGCTTACGGATCAGCAGGTCGTCGCGGGGCTGACCGTCCTGCGCGAACGGCGACCAGTTGATCGCGCCCAGTGAAGTGAACGGGGACATGTCCGTGGCAGAACCACGGTTATCGCGGATGAACACCGCCTGCGCGCCGCCGCGCTCAATGAAGGGGCGATGAATGTCGAGGAATCCGCCGGCTGACATTGTCGTGCCGACTGCTGGCTGCGTCATTTTAGTAGACGCTCCTTTCGGGAAGGGGTGAACCGGACGGCATCCGGCGAATAAGGACGGGCTAAAGGTGATGCAGGCGGAATCGCGGGGGTTGCCGCGACGTTTGTGTTATTCGGCGGTTACTCCGCCGTCGAGGGTGCCGCCGAAGTGGTGGGCGGTCTTACCCATCGGTGCATGCTCAGTGGTCGGTCCCGGCTCCCCGGTTCCGAACTCGATGAAGTGCGCTTTCCAGTCGGTAGCAACCACTTTGCGCGCTGGTAGCCCGTTCACCGGGTCGGCTTTTCGGACTTCGATGCTGGCCGCGTAGGCGCCAGTCCTGACGGGCGCCTCGCTTCGCGCGTGGTCTCGGACTTCCTCAGCGAACGCTTGAACACCGGCCTCCACTTCAGCGAGTCCGCGTATCGCTTGCTCGAGTTCTCGCTGAATGTCAGACATAACTCAAGCCGATTTCGTAGCGGGCGACGTATCTGGTCACGTTGGGGTCGGAGTACTCAACCTCAATCGGGTTCATCACCGTCTTGCAGTAGTCAACGTTCACCACATCGCCGCTCCCGATGAGGGTGATGGTGGTGAGCGGGTTACGCGTCAGCACCGACATGCGGCGATGGGTTTTCTGGGATTCCTCCACCGCCGCTTCAGGAGTAGCGGCGAAGGTGTGCACCGATACGACCGCCGTATCAATGCACAACTCGGGATCATCGGCCCCGGCGATGCGCGTCACTAGACGGAACGGAATGGGATCACCGGCTTTGCGTCTAGTGCCGGCGCGGCCTATCTCCTTCAGCCACGAAACCACCACCAGCTCTGCGCTGGGCGCAATATCTGGGGTGAGTAACGGGCTGCTCACGAAACCCGCCGCAATTCAACGACTATTCCGGGCTTCCATCCGTGGAAGCCCAGAGTCCAGTCCTGCACCCCAACCACTTCGTATTCGTTCGAGTCGATGGTGAACTTGTCTTTCAGTGACACCGATGTTTTCGGTGCATACACGTCCAGGTCAGCCACTTGTGTTTCCGTGGAAGTTGTGGAGCCTTCTTCCACGGTGTGGGGTGCTACCGCTATCGCCCCGAACGGCACCGCATCGCCGTAGGACGGGCTGGTGTTTCCGAGGACACTTTCCGACTCCCCGTTGTACGGGGTTCGTGACAGCGTCAACGTGACGGGGAACATCACACTTCCTCGTCTTCGGGAAGCATGTCCACCATGTACGCCTTACGCACACCGGATGAGCACAGAGCGGCGAGGTCCCTGATTTCGTTCGGGTAGAACTGGGTTCGCCGTGACGTGGTGGATTGCTGACTTTGAAATGGGCCGGCTTGCAGTTGGGTTGATACCCCTGCGCCGGCTTCGTACCAGCGCAGAACTGCGGCGCGCAGGATGGCTTTCGCCGCTGCGGCTACGTCAGCACTGAGAGTTTCGTCGGCGAGGCAGGGGGCGACCCGGACAGCCAAAGCTAAAGCATCCGTGATGAGGATTTCCGCCTTCGCACCGTCTAAGTCGGTGACGAATGGGCTCAGATCGGATGTTTCAAGTTCGACTGCCACGGGTCACCCTTACCTGCTAGGAACCGTCGAGGGTGTAGGTGTACTTCACGAACGACTCGGCGTCGTGGCAGAGGAAGCCGTACTCGGCCTCAGCCAGGATGGCGACGAGGTTGTTCTCGAACAGCGACACCAGTTCACCGTTGAGGGTCACAGCGCCTTCGGTGGACACCCGGTAGTTGATGCCACCGACAACACCCCACACGCACTTGGTCCAGTCGCCGCCGTAGCCGACGATGTCACCGGAGGCGACGTTGTCTCCGATGAAGCCGGGCCGACCGATGAGGCGACCGCTTAATCACATCTCCCCCGGCCGACTCAATGCAACGTGTCAATCCGCAGCGT